TTGTAGTTGGTTGTTTTGGTTAATTAATACTTGTCCTGCTTCTGTTAATGGTCTGCAGAATAATGTGAACGCCTTATCTCCGTCTTGGAATGTTACAGTTGTTTCTTCTGTATTAGCAAGTACTAATCTAATAGCTGGTTCCTGGCCATCTATCTTTTCGTTAGTTGCTGCGAATACTTGTGGCTCATTATCGCCAAACTTAAAGCACCACTCACAAGGGAAAATAGGTGTTAATTCTCTTTCTACTAATTCTACTTCTTGATTGTCCATGTTTATTTGTTTTTGTTATAAATTTTTAAGTGTCTGTCTATTCCTTGTACTGCTGCATCAAGTGAGGCGTAATAGCTGTGTCTCCAGTAAAACCATTTACCATTTAGTATCATGTTATCCCATTTGATAATCATGCCTTTGTAGGTGTATTGTTTTGAGATTCTGCCGTTGCTGTTTACATAAGTAAACTCTTCTTTGATGCCTTTCTTCTTTTGTTCAAGGGATAGTTTTTGATTCATTTGTTTAGTTTGATGGGATTAGTACCTCGAACAATACTTTCTCTTGGCTCTTAGGTTGTCCTTTAATCATGTTGCTGTATATTGAATACGCCTTATCATAATCTTTGGACATTGACCCAGAGACAATCATTCCGTCTTGTCTGGTAAAATAAAAAGTTTCGTTAAGTAAAAAGTCGAGTTCTTCGATAAATTGTAGGTTTTTCATGTTATGGGTTTTTTGGTGTTGTTGTTGTTTCTTCGTTGGTTTCTTCTTCATCTTCCCAGTCGCAGTACTCTAAGCACTCTGGACATAGGTTAATTTCTGGGTAGTTAGTGTGAGCTCCACAGCAAGTAGAAAATGGCATATCTAAGGTTTTTTAGTGTTTAATTTAGATAATCGGCTGAAATAAGTTTTTGGGTCTCCTATTTTAGCTTTGCTCATGTTTGTTTCATACTCCAATGGATGTATGCAGTTTTTTGTCTCGTGATTGTAGTAGGCTTGTTCGCCTTTGTCAATGAGAATGCCAGTTATGGCACACTTCATTGGATGGGTTAAGGTAATTAATTGGTGCATGGGTTTTTTGTTTTGGTTTGGTAAAATTAAAGGTTTTTTGTTATAATTTCATTTATTTTAGTTAATTTTTTGTTAAATGGTAAAAGATTTTTGTCCGTAAAAAGTTTTTGTCACAGATTTTTAGGGGATTTTTAGAGGGTTTTTGCTGGATTTTTGGGGAGTTTTTGCATGGGGTTTTTGGCAGATTTTTGGCACTCAATAGTGTACTTTAGTGCACATATCAAGGCCCAAAGTACCGAATTAATAGTACTAAGTACCTCAAAATGCAATTAAATGCACTTTTTAGACTCATTTTCGGCCTCTAATATGTTTTTGGTATCATTGCATGGTTAAAAATTTTAGTGTCTTATTTTGGCTTATTTTGCCAAATATTCGTTTTGTCTTATTTCGGCTATCCTTTGGGCTAATTGGTCGGTATTATAAGATTGAAACGCAATACCTCCGCCAAATTGCTTGTTGTGAAACTTACGGCCTCCTAATTTACGGCCCAAATAAAGGGCCCTTTCGTATGTATCGGCCAATTGTAGGTAATGAACAACAAAACGAGGGTTACCGTTTGTGTCGTTGTTAATACGTGTAAACATTTTGTGTTTGTTTTGGTTAATATTCCGAGCCGATACGTTACACCTTGTGTAAAATATCCACGCACTTTGTACGTTAGCTCTCGGAATTTCGGGAATTTATCCCTCGTCAGTTAACCTTTTATTTCTGTCAATTCTCCATCCCAATTCATGCCATTTAAATACCAATTAAAGTTTTTTTGGTTAATACTTACTCCCTCAATTGCATTTAACCTTTCCTTTGTTACATTACTTTTCCATCCTGCATTTGTTATAAACAATTTACCAGAACGTAAAAATTTACGAGCTATTAAGTTGCCATGCAAATAAATTTCGGCCATTGGGTCGTTAAAATTTCTATCAATAAATACCCTTGTGTTGTCTTTGTTAAATGGTTCAAAGTTTCTAAATGCCTCGGCCATTTGTTTTGTAATTTTTCTCATTTTGTGTTTTTTAGGTGTTTAAAAGTTGTATAATTTGCCATCTTCTGTAAATTGGTACTCATTATCTTCAAAATGTTCGCTTAGAAATTCATCAGAAAATAAATACTCGTATTCATCCCTCAATATTTTCCAATATTGCCATAAAATATCCTTTTCGTATTGATACTCTAATTCATCTAATTTTTCGTCAAATTCATCCACATTAATTGGTTCTCCATTTTCATCCCTTTCCCAATTGTCGCAAAGTTCATCCCTTTCCTTTCTAAATTGCTCCGATATAGAGTATAATGGATGGCCCTCTTGAATATCCATAAGCATATTATCGGCAACTTCAATATGTTCCCAAATAAATTCACCTTCTATTTTTTGCCCTCTGTCAAGGTCGAATCCCGTAATACTTATTCCTTGCTCCTTTGCCGAGTAGTACGTATCTTCATACCAATAATCAGATATGCCCAAATCAATGTACTTGGTTAGTACTTTCTTTTTTACTTCTTCACTTAATTCATTAAATGAGTACGTTTTAATTGTTTGTGTTTTCATTTTGTAGGTGTTTAAAGGTTATTTGTATTGTGTTAAGTCTTGCCAAATTGTTTTGGCTAATGTGTAGATAAGGATTGACCCGATAAATAATAAAGCCAATTCGATAATTGTAATGTGTGTGTTCATCTTATTTAATTTTAGTTATTAGATAATCAGATACTAACCTTGCCATATTTGACAAGATAATAACGAATAGACATAATTGCCAAATCAAAAGAAAGTTGCTTAAGTGTTGCATTTTGTTTGTGTTTTTGTTTTTGTTTGTCGTTATTGACAGACTAAAGATAAGTAGTAAAAATGAAATAACAATAAAAAAGATAAAAAAATATTAAATTATTTTCAGTCTATATTCATACCGCTGGTAAACTTATTTGACTATGCTTATATTCTCCGTATGTATTATATAATACATATACTTTATATAATATATACAATATATAATATAATATGTATTGTATTATATATTATATAATAAATACTAAAATAAATAATGTATATTATATTATATTAGGGATACTTTACCAAAGTCTGTTAACCCTAAATTGTGTGTCGGTTGTTATGTTATGCGATTGAGTGCGTAACAAATTGTATGTATAAATACTTACTAAATACTATCCCAATTAGCTACCTATTTAACATAATGGTAATTATAAGACAATTCGATTGCTGATTATCAATCGTTTATGTATGTTAATTTATACCCATGTACCCCCTACCCCTTTCTTTCGTGTAATCAATGTTGTACCACCGATGTGCCCTTCACATTTTTGATATAAAACATTGTTTTCACAAATTTTAATATTTGTTCTATTATTTAGAATTATTGTTGTAGCTTTGACTTTGTATATGGTAAAGCCTCTTTTCTTTTCAGATAACGTAACCATACTACAGTCGTTGGGTGAGTAAGAACGACTATAAACTAAGCACACAGTTAGATAATGTAATGGTAGCATACCTCTCTGAAACGGGGGGAAGTATAGGTTCGATTCCTATCTAACTACAAATTAGAACTATGAAAGATACATTTGGAAAGAAACAGTATAAGTGTAAATGTGGTTGTGTGATGGAGGATTATGTTTGGAAGTCACATATTGAGAAGCATAGGGTTGCTTGTTTCAAATGTGGGAATATACTTGAGTATAAGAACTTAGTGGTAAAGAAGGCTGCTGAGTCAGCTGCTATTAGAACGCCAACCAAAAACCGATAATATGAAAACAGCAATGAAGGAAGTATTAGATTTAGTTGAACAAATGTTTGCTAATGCTAAAACACAAGATGTTGAGTCATCTATGAATGATGTGATAAATATTATAACTCAAATCGGAATACCAAAAGAAAAAGAAATAGTTAGAGAGGCGTACATATTAGGACATTATGATTCATCTCTTGATATTTATAACCCATCAGAGTGCTATAACCAAATAATCAACGATTAATATGAACGAGCAGTTTAAGGATATTACTAAAGAAGCATTTATTATTGCTTATAGAGAGAATTTTGGGAATATTACCATAAGTTGTCAAGCGTGTGGGATTAGTAGGACTATGTATCAGAATTGGATGAAGAATGATACTGAGTTTAAGAAGGCTTTGGCTGAAATAGAGCCAGAGGAGATTATGTTGGATTGGGGTGAGCATAAATTGATGGAGAGGATTACTAAGGGTGATACTTTGGCCACCATGTTCTTGTTAAAGACCAAGGGCAAGAGAAGAGGGTACATTGAAAAGACTGAGGTTGCTCACGAAGGAGATGTGGTGAAGCAGATTACAGTGAACGTAGTCAAGCCATCAGAATTACCTAACTTGCAGAAGCAGCTCGATGGAGATGAGAATATAATAAACTTCGATACTCAGAAAGATAACAGCTTTACTGTTCCAGCCACATTGGCTTCCGAGGTACCAGAGATTCCATTATATGACCATAGCAAGGGTGAGTTGTTAGATATGAACGACCAAGATGAGTTCGAGGAGTAGGTATGTTCCCGACATCAATGTCGGAGACATCTAT